CCTTGCTTTTTTTCCTCATCCAATTCCATGACTGCCATTGCAAAATAGTCGGCGGAAGGGCTATCATTAAAATTTGGATCTATCGCTAAAATATATTTTTTGCCGGATGAGCCTCTTATCAAAGTGTGGGGCTTTTCATCCTTCAGCGTGCATTCTTCCATTTTTCTGAAGCTAAAATAACTGTCACTGCCATCTGTAAATTGAGCGCAATATTCTCGCAAAAATGAAGAATTTGAAGCGCCGCCATTTTGAGCTTCTTCGATAATATTCTTATCGATCATGTCTTGAGGAGCAGCCTCATAGCTCATTTGAGCAACAAAATATTTTGAATCTAAAACTGTGTCGCTTGTGATTTTTTTTGTCCAGTCCTCGTAGGTCTTATAAAGATTTTCAAATGTGTAACTTGCGGAAGAAAGAGCAATCATTTTCGAGTTGTTGGGAAAAATCATTCTATCCTCTTCAGTCATGACTCCGCGAGCGATTAATTTGTCCTCCTCCTCTCTAATCTGCATTCTTTCCTTAATGTTCTGGGGAGCTACTAGAAATGGCATCAATACGTTTTTGATTATATCTTCTGGGAGAAGCAAGAATTCATCAAGAACAAGCACATTGGCGCGAAAACCACGAATTTTTTCACCATTTAAAGGAATCGCTTTTATCGATCCGCCATTTATATCCCAGCTAAATTCGTCACCACGTCTTGATTTTGCTCCGAAGCACTGAAATAAAAGCTCTGCGCCTTTTGCTTCTGAAAATTTTTCAATATTGTTGAATATATTTCTCGCTGTCCGAAACGTAGGACCAGCAATCAATATTTTTGTTCCGGGCTCAAATATGCATTGGAGAAAGCAAAATATCGAAGCTGAGAAAGATTTTGACAATCCACGACCAAGCACAAGCATGCTGAAGTTTCTATTCATCATGCCCTTAATCATTATCTCTTGATACGGCGCAAGCTTTATTCCTGAAATCAATTCAGTAGTAATTCCTATGTTTGCTCTTAAAAATTTAGCCAAAGAAATTCTGGCGTCTTTTTCTTGCAAAGACCCATCCATCTTAGCCATTTCATCATTTACATTAGTGATGATTTTTTTATACTTGTCTGGACAATACCACATTAAAGCTCCTTTGTGTCATAAGCGAATTGCAAATCTACATTTTTATAAATACACTCGCATGTGAAAATCTTTTGTATTACTCGGGAAGCTTCTTCGCGATTTTTTACGAAAAGAAACTGAACCGATGGATATTTTTGAATAATGTTTCTTACGTTGTGAAAAATATATTCCGGAGTAGCCCTTGTATTCTTTTGATAAACATGAAAAAGGTCATTAAAATTTAGCGCATTACTCAAAGACTCCTCCACTACTACGATTAAATTCGCTTGCGCTTCCACAGATCTTTCAATTTCATTTATGAAGCGTTCGTAACCGCCACTTAAAGTTCCAATAAAATCTGAAATTGACTTTCTTTCAATATAACAATCGCAGCTGGCTTTTTTATCACTAAAAGTATAATCTCCAAATTTTAGAGTTTTAATTTCGGTGTATCTGCCGGGAAAAATTAAAGGTTTTTGCTCGCGAGTATCGATATAAATCTTGCCTATGATTTGATTCGAAACGATTGGTCCATTAAGCGACTTGTATTTGTTCTTAAATCCGAGGCTCTCGCAAAGTCTATAGTAATCTCCAAAATATTGATTGTAAGTAGAAATCGGGGGCATTAATAGCGATCTCAATTCGACTTGGCAAAATGAATATTCTGCTGATTTTTTATTTTTTCTATTTATTAATAGCTCTTTAATATACTTTTCAACCTCAGAATGAGGCTTAGATTCTATCCATTTTTTTAAATTTTCCCGGCTATTAAAGTCTGTAGAAAAATATTGATCTTTATTTTTAAACTTGATAATTTCGCCCGACTGCATATCGTAGCGAGGATAATGAGTTTGATAATATTCAATGATCCTTAGCTTGTGGGCTTTAAGGTGCTTGTGAAGCCCTGATATTTCAAAAAAAGATTCGCTGCAAATTTTGCAAACATTATTATTCATTCAGTAATTCATCCTCGGAAAGGCCCATTATTTTACATTTGATTTCGTCTAGCGAAGATAATCTATTAATTTCATCTTTAATAACTTCTCTTCTTTTATTAGCCAGCTTTATCATTTGATCTCTTGAGTCTTTCTCTTTCCATAATTGGACGAGGTTAAGAATGCTTGCATTTTCTTTAATTTGCTTACTAAGTCTTTCGCTTCGTTTGACTTTCAAATCATTGATTAATTTCTGCTGACGGGTAACGCATTGATTATACTCGTTTCTAGCAGTATTGGACGCTTCTATCAAAGTCATTGGGATTTTGCCATCGCTTTCAACTTGAATGTCGATTTGAGCTTGAACCATTTGAATGGTTTTTTGTATGTTAGAAGAAATAACCACCTCGCTGGAAAGAATAATATACTGATCAACTTCTTCTTGCGTCAGATCTGGCTTGTCGAAACAGTATCTAATAAATGAACTTTCAAAAAGCTCTCGATCCGTTTGCGAATGATAAGAATTTATCTGATGAATGAATCTGTAAGTATGCAAATACCCTACAAGAGTCATTAGGGAATTTTTTTGTTGAGCCGAAACTTGATCTTTGTTTATTCCATCTAAAACGTAACGGTTTACCTTGTTTAGAATTTTTTCGAATGATCTGGGCGGGCGATAATTTCCTTCGGGAATTTCTTCGGCATCCGCGTAAGATACGATATTCGGCAAAGATTTTATATAATCGTTAACTGATCTAGTTTCTACGTTTAAATTTGATAATTTATTGTTTTCGAATATGATTCGAGCAATTTGGACCGGCGTCATTGTTGACGCATTTTTTTCAATATACTCTTTATGCTCGTCGGTAAGCTCGGAACGCTCTTTTGGCTCATATTCGGTTTTAGATTTTGCTTTTAGATTTTTGCTGGCTAAAAAATCTTTTATTGCGCGACCATAAACGCTTCTTCCATCCTTTAGTTCTTCAGCAATATCTGGAAAAATCAAAGAAGTCAAATCTTTTATTCCGGGAAGACTTTGGTTATCGTTAGTATTCCATATCTTTAGGATTTGCAGTTCTTGCTCTGGCGAAAGATCTATTTTTTTCATATTAAATCTATTTTATCTTCCCCGATAGCTTTTAAAACTTTTCTTATAATGCTCTTTTTAATATTTTGTATTTGTTTGTATCCGGGCTTACGATTAGCTTCGCAAGTTTTAAATTTCATTTTTTTAGCAATATATTCTTCAGAATTTTTTTCTATAAAATATAGTTGATAAAATTTATACTCATTCTCTTTTAATATTTTCGGTAAAAAATCATTTAATTTTGAAATATTGTGTTCTAAACTAAAAGATTCGTCTTCTTGAGCTTGAATATAATTTGAGTTTTCTTCTGTGGATTGGCATTTTTTTATGTTTAAGGCGTGCTTTTTAGTCTTTTCCCATTTCGCATATAACGGACAGGAGGAGCATTGTTCGCTATAAATAGCGCAGCCATCTCCTCCAATAGCGGCACCGCATTTTACGCACGGTTTGGAGTAATTTCCGTAATTATTCCTTATTAAATTCTTGATTTGATTAGAGACTATTGCGTTTATCCAAGGCTCAAGTCTTTTAGAATCGTCAAAAAGCGGCCATTTCTTAAAGATGTGTATTTTTATAATCTGGGAAACATCTTCAAAATCAATCGAGGTAGATTCAGACAAAAACCATTTGTTGCGGTGTTTGTTTATTTCAGCATCAATTAACTCTATATAGTCTTCGAATTTTAAATTATTTTTCAAGCGCTTCGGATTAAATCTCTGATAGGAGTCCCCGCCATTGTTTCGTATGGAACCTCCACATCAAAATCAATTTTGGAAGCGCTTTTAGCGAGCGAAATATTTATTTCTCCTTCGCCATCATCTTCAATTTCATCTTTAATTTGATTCGCAACTGATTTCGAGCTTCGCTTGGCGGAAAAAGAATTGCCGCAATTCGGACAGAATTTAGCAAAATCTTCAGCGGGCTTACCGCACTCTATACAATACTTCATAAAAGATTATATTGAACAATAATTAAATTTTATAATAAAAATATGGAGATTAAAGTCGTAAACTTCAACTCGCTCTCTTTGGAAGAGAAAATTCAATTATTGCAAAAAAATCAAAACCTACTTTTAAAGTATCATCCAGATAGTGAATTTGTAATCCGAGAATATCAAGATAAAAATGGAAGAATCTATAAACACTACATTGATTTGATCAAAAAATATCAAGGCAAAGTAGTTTATGGTGAGAATTTTATGTTATTTTTTCACATCATGAAAATAAATAACCAAGACGACACTTCCGAATATGCCCGGAAACGAGCAGAGGGCGAATTTAGCGATGATGGAAACTGTCTTTTCGCCGAATATATGGTGGGAAAATATTCAGCCAAAGACTTAGCTAGTCTTGAAGAGTATTTTAAAGATAAAAAAGTAGAGTTTATATCTTACGTTCGACACGAAAGAATAAATTCCGTTTCTTTCGCTAAGTATAAGCAAAGAATTTTAAAAAATGCCAGCGCTTAAAGAAACATTTTCGTATCATCATCGCTTTTGGCAGGAGAATTTTTATTGGCCAAGCGTTTGATAAGATACGCAACAAGCTCCGAACGCTTAACATCCTCTTCGCTAAATTTAAAAGTGAAAACTCCGTGGGATTGCGCTTCAACGTCATTTTCAAATAAATTAAATAATTTTTCAAATCCGCCGCCTCGACCCTGATTCAAATCAGTTTGCATTGGATCAGCAAGAATAAACATGCGCGAAAAATGTCCAAGACGAGTCATGGCAGTGACCAATTCCTTGTAGCTTGAATTTTGAGCTTCGTCCAAAATAATTGATTTTGAATTCCAATTTAACCCACGAATATAATTGATCGGAAAAGTATGGGCGCGAGAATCATCTTTTAATTTTTTCGCGTCTAATCCCGAAATTAATTCTTGAATCTTGTCCCAAAATGGCAGGTTGTAAAAGGCTAGCTTTTCCTCTGCGCTGCCCGGAAGAAAACCCAATTTAGAATCGGAATTTTCCACGGCTGATCTTAAATAGATTATGTCTGAAATCTTTTTTTCATTCAGCAAATGAAGAGAGGCGTAGACTGAAAGGAGGGTATTGTGGGTTACGATAAAATCATTTGTTAAATATGTATGGGTTTCGTCTTCAACGTAAATACATTGACACTCTTTTTCTCCTATTTCCTCTATATTACAGATACTCCTTCTCGGGAAATATTTTATATTCGGCTTAACTTTCTCAGCTTTTCGAGAAAGAGAGAACGGATTAAATTCATTTGGTAATTTAACATGAACGCAATAAGCGTCCCGGCATTGTACTTTTGCGCCATTTTTAAAATAATGGCTGGGGTACTTGGATACTGAAGCTGTTCCCCCCAATGATTGGACTAGGAAAATAACATCCTTGGCTAACTTTTCGGAAGTCGAAGTGAAAGAAGTGTGTGTGCCTTGAGTGGTTCCATCCGTATCCATTAGCCCCCTTAACAACTCCAACCTATTTTCTATGGAATTAAATTTAAAATCTTCTGGGATAAATTTTTCATAAGACAATTTACCCATTAAACCCAACTCATTCAAGATGGCCTTGATCCGATTCGGTTTTACCCAAGAGCTTTCTTCATCAGTAATTAAATAGTCATATTCTGAAGATTTTTTATTTATTTTTATACCTTCAGGCATTAATGATTGGACTTTTCGAATGATTTCTTGATCTGCGGAAGTGATCGCTACGACGTTTTGAGAAATTCCCCCATCTCCCAAAATCACCCCCAAAACATAAGGATGAATGAGCAATTCTTTCTCTGGAAAAACAACGGGTTTTGTTATGGGGATGTAATGGTTTGGTCTTTTTGAATTTGCGCGATATAAAGTATTTTTTATTTCGAGAGTAGTTCTGACTTTTCCCGGCTTAGGGTTTTTTTCATGGAGATTCTCCGCTCTTTTTCCCTTGATTCTTGTTCTATTATGTCGTTCATTACTTGTTTGAGTATACCATAAATGGTCCCCGCAGCATTCAGTTGTCGTGCCGTCGGAAAAATAAACTCTATAAATTTTTTTCCTTCCCTGCGGAAAGACTCCAAGCACAGATGTTGGCTCTCCGTCTTGAGAGTAAACCTCATCTCCGATCTTTAGTTCTCCCATTTTTTTCCACCCGGAAGGAGTAAGAATATCCGCGTCTAGAGGCTGGGCTTTTGATGTTCCGGCTGGGCCATTAATAAAAATGATTCTTGTTTTTTTATCGAGCGCAATTTCTATTAATTTTTTTTGTTTTTCGCTCCATTCTAAATCTCTTATGCTAATCTCAAAGTTTATTTTATTTCTTTGAAAGACATAGGGAGATGAGTCTTTTTTATGTTCTTCCGGCGAACTGTTCTCCGGACCTTTTTTATTAATATTTTTTTTAGCCATCTTACAAAATATATTACACTTTAAGACTCTAAGTGTATAATAATTATGGAATTTTATTTGAGCCGAAACTCTGAGAGGTTATCTCGAAAAAATAAAGGCGGCAAATAATAGTGAGATTCCAAATGAAAGAAAGGGAAAAAAGATATGCCATTGCCTAATCCGAGAAAAAATGAAGAAAAAAATAAGTTCATTTCTAGATGCATGAGTGACGAAAACATCCAGAAGGACTTCAAAAATAATGATCAAAGAGTTGCCGTATGCTACTCCTTGTTTAAAAAGGCCAAGAAAAAGGCAAATGCCAGCGAAGAAATCTCTTGGGAAAAGTTTGGTCCTGAAGATTCTTACTACTGGTATTAAAAAATGTCCATAAACCAAGAACAATTATATCAATACATGAGCAATCAAGATTTACAACTTCCTGATGATTTGATTCCTATTCCTGAACCTCCTCAAGCAATTGAGCCGCCAAGAGAAGTTAATGATAATTTTGATGTGGCTTTTAAATTTGCGTTCGTTGGAGCTGGACAAGGCGGCAATAGAATTGCTGAGTCTTTTTATAATCTTGGATATAGAAAAGTTGCAGCAATTAATACTGCGCAACAGGACTTATCTTCTATCAAAGTAGAAAACAAAAAATGCATTGGCGATGGCGGCGCGGGTAAAAATCCAAAAGTAGCGGAAAAACTTTACAATGATAATGCTGATGATGTAATGGATTTTCTAAAATACGCTTTTACCGACAAGATCGACAAAATTTTTGTATGCGTTGGCGCGGGCGGCGGAAGTGGTGCGGGAATGATGAAGCCGCTTGTACTTTCTTCAAGAGAAATTCAAGAGAATGCAAAGTGTCGCTCTAATAAAGTCGGTTTGATTCTAGCATTGCCGAAAAACTCGGAAGGCAAAAAAGTTTGCGCAAATGCTCTTGAAACGCTTGAAACGGCGTTTAAACTTGTTGATGAGGGAATCGTCTCGCCGCTAATTATCATCGACAACGAAAAAGTAGCGAAGATGTTTTCCAATTTAAGCGTTTCTAGCTTCTGGCAGACCGCGAACGCTACTTTAGCTGGTAACTTTCATTTGTTTAATTTGATTAGCTCCAAGCCTTCCAGCTATTCTTCTTTCGACAAGAAAGACTACGAAACAGTATTAGAGAGCGGCTCTATGGTTTTTGGAACCAGTCGCGTTCAAGATTGGAAAGACCCAATCAGCGTGGCAAGATCGATCAGAGAAAATTTAAAAAATAATCTTATCTGCGGCGGATTCGATATTAAAACGTCAAACATAGCGGCGGCTGTAGCTTTGGCCGATGAAGAAGTGCTAAAAAATCTTCCCGAATCCACCTTGGATCAGGGTTTTGATCAATTGAACAGAATGCTTGGCGAAAATTCCACCTTACACAAGGGCATATACTCTTCCTCAGCAAGAATAAAGAAGAATCCGGATGGAACCGAACAAAAAATACTTGAATTAAATATCTTTACTGCGGTGAGTAGATTAGGCAAACCAGTAGAAAAAATTGAAGAACTTAAAAAGCTAATTTAAGTGTATTTTTTTGACAAGCTTAAAAATGAAATCATTCCTGAATTTTAATAATCGGCGCGGGAAGATTAATTCTTTTTTCCTTCTCTTCAATAATGTAGTCTATAACATTAGAAGAGGAGCCCTCGCGTTTCAAAGAATCATAGGGGATTATTTTTATTTTATATCTTTTGTTTTTTATCAACTCAAATGAGTGGTAATTTTTTAAGCCAATATCACTACGAACCTTAACTCCCGATTCGCTTTCAAGCTCAAAAAAATAGCCGCAAATATCTGTTTTTTCTGGAATAGTCCATGATATCTTTACAGAATCAGCAAAAGAGTTAAAGCAAACAAATAAATTTAGTAATATGATTAGTTTTTTCATGAATTAGATTTTTGAGTTTCTCTTATCATGTAATTGTAGATTTTAGTAATGTCGGAAATAGAACTGTCTCTTTTTTTAGAATTAGCCTCCATGCTTATAAAGCGGCAGTTTTCTTTAGTATAGCCTTTGCTGTTATCTAATCGGTCAATACTCGCGGAAGAATCGCTGCTTGTAAAAAAAGTAAGAGGAATTCCAAAAACTGGGCAAAATTCGGGGAAGTTTTTCACCGCCCAATCATAATCAAGATTATATTCTAAGTTTTTCTTTTTTGATCTCTTTTTTGCTAGCTTTAGAAGCATATTTAAGCCATATTCTTTTCTAGTATTAGGATTATTTTTGAGATCTTCGCGGTAAGCCTTCTTGCGAGCCTTTATTCTTTCGCGATTGTTTTCGTCGTAAGCCTTCTGGCGAGCCTTTACTTTTTCGCGATTGTTTTCGCGGTAAGCTTTCTGGCGAGCCTTTATTTTTTCGCGATTGTTTTCGTAGCGAGCCTTATCGCGAGCCTTTATTTCTTCGCGATTGTTTTCGTAGTAAGCCTTCTTGCGGGCCTTTATTCTTTCGCGATTGTTTTCGTGGTAAGCCTTCTGGCGAGCCTTTATTCTTTCGCGATTGTTTTCGTACCAAGCCTTTCTGTAAGCAGCTCTTTCTTCTTTGGTCATAATTTAAAAAAACGATAACTTAACAAAGTTTTAAAAAAATAGACCCCCCGGTAAATTTTTTGATTCACTTTTTTTCAATAAGGTCCATTTTATATAAATTTTAAGAAAATATATGGGTGGTATATATAAAAACATAAAGAAAAGATAAGCTTATTAATGATAGGTTTTAATATAATTGGTTTAATATAATAGTAGAGATATAAGAAAAGCCCCTCCCTGTCTTTATCGCTAAAGTAAAGCTGTAATTTTTTCAAAAATGGGGGGCTGGCACGCTTTCTGCTTCTCCTAGCACTTTCCATGCCAACCTTGCGCCATGCGTGAAAATAAATCTTCGCCGAATCGCTTTTTTCCCTTGTGTCGCTTCTCTTTTCTGCTAGACTCTCTCTCATGAAAGTAATACTGAACAACGAAGAAATTGAAACCTCTCACTCACGCATCGCGTCTGCGCGTCACTCATGCGTGTTCGCTGGCCTGAACAATCGCTGGATGCAAGCCATTCACATTGACGACAAGGGACACGTCCGTTGCTCACACTGCGGGCAACGTCCGCATGAGACTTGCATTCCCGCCCTTCGCACTCTCCTTTGCGACTAAAAATTTTCCTTGCATTCCTTTTCCCTTTCCGCTATACTTTCCCCAGATATGAGAATCTATTCTTCCTCAACCGAACCAGTCGTCGATTTCCCCTCCTTTGCCAAGTGGCACGCCGAGAAATGGGGTAAATGTTACACCACGCCAAAGTCAATCGAGGAGGTCATCAGGCAAGAACGCCATTACGCTTATGACCCCGAGAAGGATTGCTTTTACAGTTTTTGGGGGCAGTTTGCCCCAAATCCCGGCGAGCGTTACGACGTGTCATGGCGTGAAATAGCGGAAAAATTTTCTTCCATGTATAACTCCTTCGCGTCATACGGAACCAACTAAGTTGGCACGCTTCCTGCTAGGGGAAGCTTGGCACGCTTCCTGCTATCCCGCCCCCCGCGTAAGTGCTTGATTATCAACGACTTGCATGGGGGGTAGGGGGGAGGCCCGCGCAAGTGCTTGATTATCAACGACTTGCGAAGATTCGCGCAATAGCAAATTCCGCCCGCCTTGTCAAGCGAAAAAGTTTTTTTTCTTGTTGGCACGCTTTCTGCTTCCCCCAGCACTTTCCATGCCAACCTTGCGCCATGCGCGAAAATAAATCTTCGCCGAATCGCTTTCTTTCCTTGCGCCGTTTCTCTTTTCTGCTATACTCCTTCACATGAAAGATACATACACGATATTCGATTCCTACAGCGGCGACGACGTTTTCACCGGGACTCTTCAGCAGTGCGAAGAGTGGGCCAAGAAAATTGTTTCCCTATACGGGGAAAAGCGTTTGAATCGTTACTCTGAGCCGATACGAAATTCGATTCAGTGAAGAATTTCCTTGCGTTCCTTTTCCCTTTCCGCTATAGTGTATCTATGAAAATCAAAGTGACAATGAAGTTCAAAAGTGGGCTGGTAAAGCGTGTGGTGATGGCGGGCGTGAATCCGGACGATTCTGTTCGTCGCGTGGTCGAGTCCGAATCTCGGTTGCGCGGCAATGAGCTTCCCTTGTTTGTCAACACGGAGCAAGTGTAAAAAACTTTTGCGCGTTGGCACGCTTCCTGCTAGGGGAAGCTTGGCACGCTTCCTGCTAGCCCGCCCCCCGCGTAAGTGCTTGAATATCAACGACTTGCGTGGGGGTAGGGGGAGCCCCGCGCAAGTGCTTGAATATCAACGACTTGCGAAGATTCGCGCAATAGCAAATTCCGCCCGCCTTGTCAAGCGAAAAAGTTTTTTTCTTGTTGGCACGCGCCCTGCTTTCGCGCCGAAAACTTTTTTCACTTTTTTGAAAATAAACCTTGCGTGATGCGGGTCTTCTGATACACTTTTCCCATGATGAACAACACGATGAACCTCACCAACGCCAACCTCAACCCGCAAGACGAGTCGCATCGCCTCGCGCACGTCGCTTCCAACGAGCAGCCCTATGATGGCGGCGGCTGGCCGGGAGATGGTTCCGGCGCGGACGACTTCGCGGACTACAACGCCAACGAGGCGGACGACTACCGCGACGAGCCGCATATGTATCCCGACGACGGGAACTATGACCCATCGTCCGATTTCTGATAGCAATCGCCGCGCCAACTTAACCCTTGGCACGCTTTTTGCTATCCCGCCCCCGCGTAAGTGCTTGAATATCAACGACTTGCGTGGGGGTAGGGGGAGCCCCGCGCAAGTGCTTGATTATCAACGACTTGCGAAGATTCGCGCAATAGCAAATTCCGCCCGCCTTGTCAAGCGAAAAAGTTTTTTTTCTTGTTGGCACGCTTTTTGCTTCCCCTAGCACTTTCCATGCCAACCCCTCGCAATGCGCGAAAATAAATCTTTGCAGAATTGCTTTCTTTCCTTGCGCCCGTCTTCTTTTTTGATATACTTTCCGCAGATATGAAGAACGCAACGAACAAAATCAACGGTCAAATCGAGTTCGCATTTTACGCTCTCAACGCGGCCATCGAACAGATGGTTAACGGAGTCAATCAATTGATGGTAAAAATTTTCGGGAAATAGTTTTTTTCCTTGCGCCCCTTTTCCCCTTCCGCTATACTTTCCCCAGATATGAAAAAGCTCTACACCCTCACACTCCAAAACAAACAAGGCGAAATCCGCAACGTCGAAGTCGCCGCGCTTAGTCTGACGCACGCAATGGAGCGTCTGCAAGAATGGGGCGGATTGTCCGAAACGGACAAGCTGAAAAATTTTACTTGCGCCCCGCTGGATTTCTAAACATACTCAACGCAATGAAATACTTTCTTTTCTTTTTGCTCGTTGCGTCAGCGAATGCGGCGCAATTAACAGACCAGCAAATTATCGCTTGCACGATTCTAGGCGAAGCCAGAGGCGAAGGCGAGGCGGGAATGTATGCGGTTGCGGCAGTTATTCGCCAGCGAGCAAATGAGCGCAAAATCAGTTTTTCTGATGTTTGTCTTCAAAAATTGCAATTCAGTTGCAACAACAATGGAGTTCAAAAAAATTTACTTGACACAAAGCAGGCAGTTTATGCAATGAAATTGGCTGCAAGCATAAATTCCATTGACACAAATTTCATCAAAAATTCCAACCACTACCATGCAAAAAATGTCAAGCCATACTGGGCAAAAAATAAAAAACCATTGGTGGTCATTGGCAATCACATTTTTTACAAATTGTGATTTTTAAGCTTGATTTTCTTTTCTTCATCAAGTAATCTGAAATTATGAATTGGAACGAACAAAACATTCTGGCCGAAAAGGGATTCACCGTTTGCGACCCGTTTTATGCGGTTGATGGAGATGGTCGCCAAGTTTTTTTTGACTTGACAAAGCCTTTGCGCTACTTGCTGCAATCTTATGGTCGCATTCACTCATTCGACTCATTCGACAAGCTGAAAACATTTTTGGAGGATAACGACTAGCAGTTCCCATGCCAAGTCTAGCTTGGCACGCTTCCTGCTATCCCGCCCCCCGCGTAAGTGCTTGAATATCAACGACTTGCGTGGGGGTAGGGGGAGCCCCGCGCAAGTGCTTGATTATCAACGACTTGCGAAGATTCGCGCAATAACAAATTCCGCCCGCCTTGTCAAGCAAAAAAGTTTTTTTCTTATTGGCACGCCGTTTGCTTACCTAGCACTTTCCATGCCAGCCCTTCGCCATGCGCGAAAATAAATCTTTGCGAAATTGCTTTTTCCCCTTGCGCTCGGGCTGGTTTCTGGTAAACTCTTCCCCAAGATGAATATGCAATACGACTCAAACATCGAAAGCGCGAAGCTTACTAAAATCAAAGTTTGCCAAGTTCGCGCTGACCAAGCTCCCGACTTCGTGGACGCTTACGTTGAATTCTGCCTCGTGGATGGTATTCCAGCCAGCGAATATGCTTTGGAGTATATCGCGGAGCGGATGCCTTGGGTCGCTCAAGAGGCGGCAGCCGAATCGCTCCGGTGAAAATTTTCCTTGCGTTCCTTTTCCTTTCCGCTATACTAAACGCCAGAAAAATAAAGATATGAAAAACCTCCGCGAAATGAATACCCACCAGTTCGACGCTCGCAACACTGTTGTTGCAGACGTGGCTGCCGAATATAACGCCAAGTTAAATGCACTCAAGGCCGAATACTTCGGCAAGATTGCTGCCGAACTGAAGCTTGAAAAGGTTTTCAACATTCACGAAACGGTAATTGAAGCGAAAGCGAATGGGGAAACGATTGGAATTCACGTTAAAGACTACGTTTACAAGCCAGAGTAAGTTGGCACGCTTCCTGCTAGGGGAAGCTTGGCACACTTTTTGCTATCCCGCCCCCCGCGTAAGTGCTTGAATATCAACGACTTGCGTGGGGGTAGGGGGAGCCCCGCGCAAGTGCTTGATTATCAACGACTTGCGAAGATTCGCGCAATAACAAATTCCACCCGCCTTGTCAAGCGAAAAAATTTTTTTCTTGTTGGCACGCTTTCTGCTTCCCCCAGCACTTTCCATGCCAACCCTGCGCCATGCGCGAAAATAAATCTTCGCCGAATCGCTTTTTTCCCTTGTGCCGCTTCTCTTTTCCGCTATACTGCACGCAATGAAACTAACATTCGGCGACGCAAACGCAAAACTCAAAAAATTGGAAATCGCCATGCAGGCGAAGGTCATCACCTTTTCGCTTCCTTCTGGCTTCTGCTGCCCCGGCGCTTTGGATTGCTTGAGCAAAGCAAACCGCGAGACGGGAAAAATTCAAGACGGCGAGCAAACTCGCTTTCGCTGCTTTCAAGCTTCCGCCGAAGCGGTTTACCCTTCACTGCGAAACATGGTTTGGAATAACTTCGAAGCAATTCGGCAGCATGGCAATGATGTCGTGAAAATTGCCGAAGAGATTTGCGCAAGCTTGCCCGCCTACTTTAACGTCTGCCGAATTCACATCGGCGGCGACTTCTTTTCTCAAAGCTACTTTGACGCATGGCTTGAAGTGGCAAAGCGCAACCCCTCGAAGATCTTTTACGCTTACACCAAAAGCTTGAACTTCTGGCTTGCTCGCGAAAAGGAAATTCCCTCGAATTTTGTTTTGACCGCTTCTCGCGGCGGACGCTTTGACCATTTGATTGACGCTCACGGTTTGAAATGTTCAGAAGTGGTTTTTTCCGAAGCGGAAGCGGCGGAAAAAGGATTGGAAATTGACCACGACGACAGCCACGCTGCAATCGGCAAAAAATCTTTCGCCTTGCTTCTGCATGGCGTGCAGCCGAAAGGCACCGAAGCGGCAGAAGCTTTGAAGCAGATCAAAAAATCAAGCAAAAAAAATTAAAAAAATGTTAATTCCTTTCTTGCTTCTTCTTTTCTGCTGTGCGTTCTTTTCCCAACCAGATCGAATAAAATAAAAAAATCAAGAAAAAAATAAAAAAATACTGGCACGCTTCCTGCTACTCGCTCACCGCGTAACTCCTTGAATATCAAGGACTTGCGTGGGGGTAGGGGGAGGCCCGCGCAAGTGCTTGATTATCAACGACTTGCGAAGATTCGCGCAATAGCAAATTCCGCCCGCCTTGTCAAACGAAAAAGTTTTTTTCTTGTTGGCACGCCATTTGCTTACCTAGCACTTTCCATGCCAGCCCCTCGCAATGCGTGAAAATAAATCTTCGCCGAATCGCTTTTTTCCCTTGTGCCGCTTCTCTTTTCGGTTATAATAAAGGTATGAAAATTAAAAACGAAAAACACTTCGCAACTCTCGGCAAAGACTACACCGCCAAAGATGCAATGTGCGGCCCGATAACTTACAAAAAGGGGGAGACTTTCCCAACTCAGGGAATGTATGAAACTAATGGGCATCATGTCGTGGAAGGTCACGGCATTGGTCACATTATTCCACGCGAACTATTCACAAAATTCACTTGCACTTGGGATGAAGTGGAAAAAGAAACTGTTAACGGCGTAACTACCACCAAAGTCACGCACAAGGAAGAAGACGAAACGAAGAAAATTCTTGATTGGTGGGCGGAGCGCGATGCAAAGAAAAATGACGCAAAAACTCGCCAAGAACGCGCAGTTCTTCGCGCTCGAATTGCTAACTTGCGTAAAAATATCAAAGCAGTCAAGACGGGCGAAGCGGAAAAAGAATTGGAAACTTATCTTGACATGTTAGCGAAACTCTGCTAGTTCAAATCCGCGTAACTCCTTGAATATCAAGGACTTGCGTGGGGGTAGGGGGAGCCCCGCGTAAGTGCTTGATTATCAACGACTTGCGAAGATTCGCGCAATAGCAAATTCCGCCCGCCTTGTCAAGCGAAAAAGTTTTTTTCTTATTGGCACGCCGTTTGCTTACCTAGCACTTTCCATGCCAGCCCCTCGCAATGCGCGAAAATAAATCTTTGCCGAATCGCTTTCTTTCCTTGCGCCCCTTTTCCCTTTCCGCTATACTCCTCCACAGACATGAAGAACAGCACTTACAACGTCAAGGTCAACGCATCAACCTACTACAGCGTGAGGCTCGCCCTCGCCGCGAACGTTTTGCATCTCCAAAAGCGTCTCGCCGAAACCGCGAACGCTTTTGGGCGTCATCACGATTTGACCAAGAACGACTTTCGCGAATTGCGCGAAGCTCGCCGCGCTCGCAACTCGTTTTGCCGCGCTGAAATTTCCATTCTGTAGAAATTTTCCTTGCATCCCTTTATCCTTTCCGATATACTCCTCCACAGATATGAGAATCTATTCTTCTTCAACTGAACCAGTCGTCGATTTCCCCTCCTTTGCCAAGTGGCACGCCGAAAAATGGGGTAATTGTTACACCACGCCAAAGTCAATCGAGGAGGTCATCAGGCAGGAACGCCATTACGCTTATGACCCCGAGAAGGATTGCTTTTACAGTTTTTGGGGGCAGTTTGCCCCAAATCCCGGCGAGCGTTACGACGTGTCATGGCGTGAAATAGCGGAAAGATTCTCATCCATGTATAACTCTTTTTCATCATACGGCACCAACTAAGTTGGCACGCTTCCTGCTAGGGGAAGCTTGGCACGCTTCCTGCTATCCCGCCCCCCGCGTAAGTGCTTGATTATCAACGACTTGCGCGGGGCTCCCCCTACCCCCGCGTAAGTGCTTGAATATCAACGACTTACGCAAGCATTTTGAAAAGCAAGTTTCGTGCCAGCCGCACGACTGGCACGCTTTTTGCTTGGCGATTAGGGCTGGAAACGTGGGCGGCGAGTGTAGCGCGAAGTGGCCCACAAGCGACCCGACGGACTGTCCGACACCGAGAAGAACACCGCCTCCTCGACGTCAACCGATCCGTCGAGGTTGTGATGCTCCTGACGCTTGGTGTAAGCGTAGGCGGGGTGAGCGAGAGCGTCCGCGAAGCTGATGCCGCGAACCGCGTAGACTTGGGCGCAGGTAATTTTCATGGGGAAAAAGTATCAAAAAAATCTGCCGCCGTCAACGTCTTTTTTTTGTTTTCTAAGAAAAAAATCCTTGCGCCGCTTCTCTTTTCTGCTAAACTACCCACATGAATAACGACCTCGCCGCCGCTCTCCTCGCCCGCAACGCCGCTACCCTCGCGTGGGTGGCAGAGTCGCCCGCTACCCGCTGGGCAACCACGCTCACCACCGACCTCGCCCACTGGGCGAGCTATGGCGTTTTCACCGCCGAGCAGCTCGACCACTACCTGCTCGTCTGCGATGTGTTCGAGGCGTCCCGTGCCGCCTACGGCTTCAAGCCGTCTTGGGCTGGCCTCATGGCCGCTGACAACGCCACGCTTCAGCGCGAGCTAGAAATGTGCCAAGATATGCTTCGCCGCGAGCGCGAGGCCCAGTTGGCCTTCGAGCGTGCCGAGGCAGCCGCCTATCAGGCCGCGCTACGCTCGCGCAGTGGCTGGTCAATCGGGGAGATTGTTGGGCTGTAAAGCGTTGAGCGCCAACGACTTGCGCGGGGGGTCTCCGCTCATGTTCAACGCAAGTGCTTGAATATCAACGACTTGCGCGGGCCTCCCCCTACCCCCATGTAAGTGCTTGAATATCAACGACTTACGAAAAGCGTTACGTTAACGCTAAAGAGGCCAGATTTTCTATTTAATAATATTTATTTATTATTTATTATTAACCTATTTAATACCAAATGGGGGTCTATTTAGTATTTATTGAATTAAATGTCAAAATCTTCTTGCATCAAATACCAATCTTTGCCGTTTAAGGAATAAAGCACAAAGCCCGTCTCATCTACTCTGTAGTAAATTTTCATGAATTGAATTTAATCATTGACTTTTCGACTTCAATGCCTTTCCAGTAAATGTGGTCTTCTTTCTTGCCGCCGTTGTCGCAATGCTCTTCAAAACTTTTCGCTTCGGAATGGAAGAAATATTCCAGAAGAGATTCGAGGGCTTGTTTGTCCACTGTTACTTTGTTTTTCATTGTGAAAAGAGTTTATTCTTTTTTTTATAGAAAGTCAAGAATTTTAATCTTCTTCGATTGGTTCGTCAGACCAATAATTAGCGTCCGAGAGAACATCCTGCCGATACTTGGCAAGATTTTCCTTCCTGCATTTCGAGCAGACCCGACACAGCGGGATGCCCCGCGCATCGTGTTCCCACCAACTCTCCATACCAGACCCGCATTTGCATTCTCTCATAGTTTATGGTTGTGTTAATTGTTGTCGCGCAAAGTCTGCTTGAATTGGATTTGTCCATCGCTGATGACCTGAAGCAAGCCGCGAATGTTCTGGTTTAGAGTCTTTGACCCGGTAAGCTGGAATACTTGTCGAGCAAGAACTTCATCCTTGATATACTCGCGTGGCGTGCCATAGATGTCTTTGATGTAGTATTCGATTGTTTTCATGCGGAGAATTAAATCAGAGTTTCGCTTTCATGTCAAGAACTTGTTTGTATAAAGATTCCAACTCCTGCTCGCAGCGGGACAACGGCCACTTTTTCAAGTTATCGCCAGAGTGACAAACGTCAAAACCCAACCACCAAAGACCGTCTTGAGGTTGACCGGGTAGGTGGTCTTCAGACCAAGTCAGACCACCATGAATAGAGCATTCGATGTCTAAGTAGTTTACTTCAAAAAGCGGATGACCCTTCGGCACACCAACATATCCGTTCGAGTGACCATGTTCAGACATCGGCAGCCAAGTTACTTCGATTAAGCGTTTTTCAATTTTCATAACAGAATTGTGCCTGAGCTTTCATTTGAATACAAGGATTTTTTTCTTTTTTTTTATTCTCTTGACAAATTGATTTTTTTTGATATAGAGAGAAATTGTGTAAGTTGTTGAATATCAAGGACTTGCGCGGGGCTCCCCCTACCCCCACCTAAGTCGTTCTCGTTCAACGACTTACGTGAGTTGAAAGCAGCAAAACTAATTCACCACCACGACAAGTAGAACACCTGATAACCATCGGCGATTGCGGCCTTGGCATCTTTCACAAACTTCAAATCGTTCCGTGAGTAGTAGTAGTCCTTATCGCTCCCAAAGAAAAACCCTTGGGTTTGAGGCAAGTTAGACCCCTTGATTGCGTCCATTAGATTGTCGAGATCTTGGAAAGTCAATTCAACTTCCTCGCAGTTGAACTCTCCGGTGCCGCCCTTACTGCGCCAAAGGTTTTCCATCCAACCTTGAAGATTGGGGTGCTTGCGCCAGTAGGCGATCTCAATTTTGTCTTGGCTTCCCGGCTTGCGAATAGTTCCGAATTGATCGAGTCCCATATGTTTTAGTAATTATACCAAGTTTTTGTCGATGCTCAAGGATTTTTTATCGTTCCCACAAAATTTCTTGGGATACGACCCACGCAGTTTTGAATTGACTTTCCAGCTTCGCTCCAACCTGACAGCAAAAATCAATCACAAAATTGGGCTTAACCATTTCCCATCCAATCGCCTTGCACTGCCACCAGTTGCCATCGATCTGCACGAAATCACCCACGCTCAATGAGCGAATCTTAGATTCAATGAATGGCAAGCATTCCTGCCCGCTGCCGTGATTGAACATTCCAAAAACGTCCTCAAGAGTGGCATCCTCCGAGACCTCGAAGGTTTTGAGCGAATGGCCGGGATAGCAGATGTTGATGATCTTGTTTTTCATTTCAGTAATTAAATCAGAGTTCCAGTCCGAATGCAAGGATTTTCTTTCCTAAGATAGCAACTTTTTTCGCACCTTTAACGGGCATTTCGTCGGCGGTGACAAAACTGTTATACTTGTAAGGATTATACTTGACAACCACGCCATAGTCTGAATCAAAATCGTTGCTGGTGCTAACTTCACCGCGCACAAAAGCGTGGACGTTTTTGCGCTTCTCTTCCAACACTCGCCGCCGCCCAGCCTGAGAAACAACAAACTTGACATTGTCAAGCACAATTTCATCAGCGTGACGCACCACCAGACCCTTGTGACGAATGCTCAAGCAGTGCTTGTGAAGGTTGTAGTAAATTTCGACTTTCATTGTTTTTGATTATAGGCTTGCGTCCATTTGAGTGCAAGAAAAAAATGAAAATTCTTTTTCTTTGACAAGTTCGATTCAATCTGCTACTGCGCGAACTTGCGTAAGTCGTTGATTATCAACGGGTTATGCGGGGCTCCCCCTACCCCCGCGTAAGTCGTTGATTATCAAGGGTTTGCGTGTCAAGTTTTTCTCAATCTTTTTTCGTGTCAAGCAAAATATTTTTCAAAAAAAACCTTGCAATATCCACTTCCGTTCTGGTAGTATCCACGGAATATGAAAACCAACAAAAGCAAAATTCGCGTTCGTGTCGAGTGGAATACCGGAACAAGAGTTGAAACTCCTGTCAAGGGAAAAGGGTCTTATACGCGAAAAAATAAACACAAAAAAAATCTGGACAACGAGCGCGGGCTGTGAAATAATCTCTCCCATGATTAAATACTACATCAAACCAAACGGAACCGGCACTGCTTACATGGTCACTTGCGACACTGAAAACGAAGCGCAAGGCGAACTGTGGAGCCTGCAAAACAAGGGCGTGGCAACTGAAGCGGAAATTGTTTCTCCCACCAGTTTCATCTTTTTCGCGAGCAAGGCTCGACTGCTCAAAGCTTTCACGCAGCAATTCATCTGCAAACATTGGATGGATGCCGAATCTCTCCAGCTTTACAAGGGCAAAAAAGGCGGATTCTACGCTGACGCTCAAAAGTATGCAAGCGAAAAGTTTGCCGCGATGAGCTATGCGGAATGGATTCTCGGCCAAAAGAGCCTGCCGGAAATTTACACCAGCGGCAAGATTAGCGCGGAAAAAGACAGCGGCAATTGGAGCGATGTCTTGACAACCGTTCTGCGTTCTGCTTAAATTACGCCCATGAAAATCAAAGAAATTGAAGCTCAAATTGGCTCCCTCTCCGCGCCCAGCAAGATGCCTTGCTTTTCTTTTTCGATTCCCGCCAAGCGATGCATCACGGGAATGAAGTTGCGCGAAGTCGCGAATAGCATCTGCTCGAAATGCTACGCCCTCAAGGGCCGATACGTTTTTCCGAATGTCCAAAACGCTTTGGAGCAACGCTTCGCTGGCTTGTCAAATCCAAATTGGGTGAACATGATGGTTGCCATGATTAGCAAGCGCGAAAAGTCTGGCTTTTTTCGCTGGCACGATAGCGGCGACCTGCAAAGCGTCGCGCACCTTGCGGCCATCGTGGAAATTGCAAAACGGCTTCCATCTATTCAATTCTGGCTTCCTACTCGCGAATACTCGATTGTTTCCGAATATATGGCAAGCAATGCCATTCCCGCCAACCTCACGATTCGACTCTCCGCTCTCATGTTCAATGCGCCCGCGCCGTCTGCAATCGCAAAGCGTCTTGGCCTTGCAACTTCTGGCGCATCATCTGGCGACGATTTTACTTGCCCTAGCTCAAAGCAAGGTGGAAAATGCTTGGACTGCCGCGCCTGCTGGAACAAGTCGGTCTCAAATGTCAATTATAAAAAACATTAAAAATGCTAATTGTAATCTTTGCGATTCTAGTAATTCTAGCCTTGACAACCCAAAAGAAAAGCCTATAATAAGAAAAATGAAAACCACACTGCAAAATCTGATTCAATTCATCAAGAATTCCCGCTTCGCTCCGGTCTATACCATCACGTATGCACCAGCCGATTCAAACAATCCGCACTTGCCGATTCAACAATACCGAATCATCGGGCATCCGCGCAAGCTTGCTTGGCGTTCCAAAGCCGGGAATAGGCTCTTCACCGCACTAAGCGCGAAGGGCAAGAAGTTCAATTCATTCCGCGCTGACCGCACGTTGAGCGTGAATTTTTCGGGCGTCAAGTTTCTCAATCCTGAGTTGAGCAAGCTCGCCCACCGCGCCTTTTCGCCAGCTTAAATTTAGAGCTTGACTATTCCAAAATAAAGGAATAACATTTTGGATAGTTCTTTTGAGCGCGTGGCGGAATTAGACGCAACCGGGCGGCCCCGATAGTCTGGGTAGAGGAAACTGGAAGCCGTGAACATCTACCGTGCAGGTTCAAATCCTGCCGCGCTCACCACTTAAATAAAGAATAGCCGCAAAGCATTCGGCGTGCCAGTCTAATGATTGGCACGTTTTTTGCTGTCCGCATAGCTTGTGTAAGTCCTTGATTATCAACGACTTACGTGGGGGTAGGGGGAGGCCCGCGCAAGTGCTTGAATATCAACGACTTACGCAAGGTTATTCGCAGCAAGTTTCGTGCCAGATCCAACTGGCGCATTTCGCGCCGACCTTGCGCCCCCCGCGCAAACTCTTGATAATAAACTATTTACAAACTATTTATTGCTTTATCGTTATTTATTGATATTTATTTTATTTGGGAAGATTATTTGGCTAAAGATAAAATTTATTATTTTACCATAGTATTTAGCTATTTGTCAAGGAAAAAAATAATAGGAAAACAAAAAAAAGGCTTGCCTCGCGGCAAGCCCTGTGATATTATCCCCAGATTTTAGATGCCGAGCGCACTCAGGACAAGCTCGCCCTGACGCTTGACAGCTTCGGTGCTGTTCCGGTCAGAGAGAACATCGAAGAACTCGCCCTTGCGAACATCACCCGCGCCAAACTCGCTCGAAACAAACTGCTTCCAACGCGAATTGCCACCGGAGCTTTCATGGCTGTAATAATCAGTCACGCCGTTGAAAACGTCCGCCAAGGTGCGACCACTGTTTCCCTTGCCGACAAGGAAGAGGTTCTGAATCTTGTCCAAAGTGTTGGTGAAGCGGGAAATGCCGGTCTTGGTTTCGGGGATCTTATCGTCAGCGATGAACCCCGCGAAGATTTTCCGCGCATCATCAGTCTTGACATCAACGGAGTGAAACTCGTCCATTGCATTCTTGAACTCAGCGACCACTCCAATGTGCGCGTCAATCGCCTTGCCCAAGTCCAGCACGTTAGCCTTGGCAGTGTGGCGGATGCTCAACTTGAAATCACCCTTCTCCTTCATCGCCATGTTGTAAGTGTTCTGGCAAACAACAACGGTGAACCCAGTCCGGGCGACAACGGCACGATTACCACCGTGACCCCACAAGATGTTCATCACGCTGTTGGTTTCGCGGTTCGCAGCCTTGAACTGTTCAGCGATTTTCACGCTGATGAATCCGAGAGCGCGGTCATTCACTGAGCCGCACGAAACGATTTGGTGCTGCGTGCCAGCCAAACCCTGTTCAACTGCGTCCCAAATTTCAGTGTTAGCAATCAGCTTATAGTCCTTGCCAACCGGACGACCAACCGCACCGCCGTCGTCGAGGGAGATAATCTGACGACCATTCGCCTCGCGAAAATTGCCGTCGGTATCCTGATAGTAGAGAGGGTGCATCGCCATAGGGTAGAGAATGCGGCAGTTACTCCGGTCAATCTTCTCTTCGACATTGGTGCGCTTGTGCCAAGCCATTTCGACACCAACCTGAACGTCACGAGCTTGAATGTTATCCATACTTTGTCTTTCTTGTTTTTGTTGTTTTTGTTGTTAACCGTAAGAAGAGTATGCCAGTGTTTTTTATTCCGCGCAAGGTTTTTTCTTCAAATTCTGAAGAATCTTTTCAAGCAAGAACCGTGCCAGCCTTTTGAGAATTTTGAAAATAATTTTCTTGACAAATCGCCAGATCGTGGTAAAGCGGCATTTTGCGTAACTAGTTGATTATCAACGACTTGCGCGGGGGGAGAGTAGGCCCGTGCAAGTGCTTGAATATCAACGACTTGCGCGGGGGGTTAATTCAAAGGAAATTAAATGTCAATACCCAATCTTGAAAAACTTTCCTTGAGTATTCCGACCAAAGAAGTTTTCAATGTGAATTTTTGCCTTTGCTTTAGCTTGCGCTTGCTCCAAAGAGAAAGCCCAAATCTCGAAATTTGCGCCGCCCATATCGAATTTGAAGAGTGTTTGCATGATTTAAGGTTAATTCACCCGAAAGGGAATTACAAGACAAAAAACAAAAAAGAACTCAACTATCTAAATTCTCTACTAATAGTCTAAGTAATTTTTTAATGCTTCTTCTTGAGAGACCCAAGGCATTTCACTGTTAATATATTTTAATTCTTCTTTTGTAGCTTCTCTACCATCTACAAGGCAATTCCTAACGTAGCTATCCACCAAATCGGGATAATCTTTATTTTTATCAATGCCAGCAACTTCAATCTCAGTTAGTTTGCTCCATTGAAGATAGATGTATTTTTCAATCATATTTTGAAAAATTGGTGCATCCGGCGAGACTCGAACTCACAACCAATAGCTTAAAAGGCTACTGCTCTACCATTGAGCTACGAATGCAATGATTTACAAAAATTAGACCCGGCCTCGAAACCGTGTGTGTATCCGTCAACGTAACAATTCTCTTCCCCACGACTCCAGTTTGAGGGAAATACAAACTCGGTCTTCGCCCGCAAACCGCTACAAGCATCTGAGTATCCGTCTTCTTCTCCGAACTGCCATGCTTCTACGTTGGTTTTCATGTAAGAATACTACAATCTTATTTATTATTTGTCAAGCCGAATCACTTCTTTTCTAAATTATTTAAGTATCTTTCCGCATCTTTAGCACTCATTCTTTGCATATTGTCGTAATTAGTTTTTTTGCTTCCGCCGCCGCTCACTCCAGCGATAAAAAGAATAATCAAGAAAAGAAGAAAAATATAGCCCAAATAATTTGGCTTAGGAGGAGGAGGAGTTCCGTGTTCGCCGATTATGTAGAGTCCATTGAAGTTTTTCATATATTTTATTAAAGTATTCCCCGCCGCGAGATTTCCCTACCGACTTCAGACGGCCTTTGGGAAGTTAGTGTGTGCCTCTCGCGCTTCGCCGCTGTCATCAGGCCATTGAGGGCTTACAGTAGCGGTGTCGGCCAGCACAGGCACGGGGAAAATTTATTTAATTATATTCTGGCGAAATGTTCATTACATTATCCAGAGTATCTTTTATTTCAGCAAGTTCTTTTTCCTGAGATTTGTTCTTTTCTTGAATCATTTCCAATTTGATTTTTTGGCGCACTAGATTATCTCTAATAGCCCAAAATTGGCTGTAAGAGAGAACCGGCTGCTTGATTCGATATACGATGGTGTCTGTCATATGAGAAGACTATTCTATTTTTTATAGAAAGTCAAGACCTTCATATTGCTCATGTTTTTTGATCAAACAATTTAATCCATTAAAATCAAACAATTTTAACAAAATCTTTAAGCTGATCCAACATTCTTTTCATTAAATCTGATTTGCAGTCATCGTATGAATCAAACACGTCCAAACTGGCACTATGACGCCAAACACTTTTAGGAGGCTTATCCCTCCATAGATAATGATTCAGTCCGCCGTCGCTGCCCCTACTCCACTCCTTGATCTCAATGTTTGAGAGGAACATATTTCGCCCATTTGCGAGAAGATTTCCTTTTGATACCGAGAACGTCGCGTATCCATTTTTGTCCTCAGAGCGGTTTAGCCGAATGTCAAGTGAGAGTTTCATATTGAATCAGTCAGAAGAATCGTAAGCCGAGATATGACCGCAGTTTACACACTGGCAAACGTGATAGCAATTGCCAAAATGCTCAACCCCCGCCTTCCGCGCCTCTTCTTGGCTAATCTCCTGATAATCGTGGTGGCACTTGGCGAAAGTGAAATACCGGACACCCTCTTCGCCCCTAGCCATGCCGTAGTGACTACCGTGATTCATGTAAAAAAGCGTAACGGCAAGGATATACTTGGTGGGCGTCAGCAGTGCGCCCGCCGGAATGCTCTCGGGCACGATCTGCCGGAACTCAACCTTTTCTTTGCACCAAGTAAAGAATCCACCCTTATTGAATTCGCTCTCGGTAATCTCCCGAAAGCCGGGAGGAGCCTGATTAAAGTCCCCGAACTCCTTTTGGTGATCTTGAATCTCTTGGGCCGACTCTAGTGATGTAAGTTGTTTAACCATGATTAAATCCTACAGGGTTCTTGTGACTAAATCAAGCCATAACTTCCGCATCATCCTCTTCCGAAATCATACCGAAAAACTCTGCAAGACTATTGTAACCGCTGCTGCCGTGTTCATATTCAAGGTCGCTGCAACAACCATCTTCAAATTGTGCTTCACCAGCAAAACCCATACCATCCTCAAAATACTTCAAATCAATCACCATCGAAGGAAACAAAGTGGTCAAAGTCTTAAATGCTTCAAGTGGTGGTGCCCAAGCAGTATCGAAGCTGACGGTAACTTCGGTGGAGTCATTGGTCAACTCTTTCCAGTTAGGATTAGAATTAAGAAACTCTACCGCATTCAAATCCCACTTGGTCCCCCAATTCTTGACTCGCCAATTATACCAATCAGTCGCGCCATACTTTTGCAGAAAAGTCTGAGCCAATTCCTTGTCTTGAATAGGAGCGGGATGTCCCATCAATTCTTCCGGCGTAGGAGAAATCTTCTCGAAAGAAAGACCGTCGCTCATAAGCGAGCGAAACTTCTGAAAGTCTTCTTTGGAAGCAGTGAATGTTGCGGAGTTCAAGCACCAGTTGGGCATATTGTTTTTTTAGTTAAGGATTAACTGACCGACAAGATACTACTTGAGTTTTTTACTTTCGTCAAGCCATTTAATTTACGCAAACAGCATTTATCTTGTAATTATCCTTAATACTGTTTTTCAGTTCTCGGTTTTCCTCTTGCAGCCCCTCAATTCGACCGACTACCCAATTCGCTAGAATTAAGGCGAGTTCATCGTCGCCATCACAGTCGGACACATCAATTCCCCGTTTGGCAATCAGTTCAAGAATCCTTTCAGCTTGAGATTGGCAGGCATCAAGTTGAATCTCTCGAACAAATGATTCCCATGCTGCGACTTTGTCTTTCGGATGTTCCTCCGATTCAACCCTCTCCAATCCTTCTATCAGTTCTATAGGAGTTTTCATGTGTCGTGTGGATAGTATGGGCTAGATTTTATACAAAGTCAAGCCTTACCGCCATAGGTGCATAAAAATGTGTGGCACAACATCGGTTTTCCAGTTGCTTTCTGGAATTTCATAAAGCTTGGTGTCATCCAAAATTATGTGACCGCAAAGCTTGCAAACGTGCCGCCAAGTTTGGGCGTGTCCCGGTGCTGGCTTCCACTTCGGAGACGCTACGCAATCAACAAAATCGTCACGAAATATCAGGACTGCGTCACGCTTTGATTTAATCAAGTCTGAAATGGTCATAACTTAGAATCGCTCGAATTAAGGATTAACTGACTGACAAGATACTAATTGAGTTTTTTAGTTTTGTCAAGACCTTCAAACAATTTTCACAAAATCACTAAGCTGACTTAACATTTTTTTCATCAAGTCTGCTTTGCAGTCATCATATGAATCGAAAATTTCCAAGCTGCCAGAGTGTCGCCAAACACTTTTACTCGGTTTATCCTTCAACAAATAATGATTCAGCCCACCGTCGCTGCCCCTGCTCCACTCTTCAATTTCGATATTTGATAGAAACATATTCCTCCCGCGCCCCCAATCTTTTCCTTCTGACACTGAGTATGTTGCATATCCATTCTTATCAACTGAACGGTTTAGCCGAATATCAAGCGAGATTTTCATTATTTATGATCTTATTCCTTTATTTCAGAATAATCAAGCTCTAAATCTCATAACTTTCATTCTTCATAAGTAAATAAAACATCAATCCTCCAGAGAAAAAACAAGCTATTGACTTCATCATTGTGGGAGCCTCACTGACTCCAACAAAAATCGCGCAGCTTAAAAAAATTAAAGTAGCAACAATAAAAATAGCAGCGTCTTTCATGTTTTTATTTATTTATTTATACGTTTCCGATCCATACCGGCCAATCCAGCGGAGCCTTCATTCGGGAATCGAACCCGATTTAATAACGTATAAAAATAGTTTATTTAATGTTAATAGCTTCGAGTTTGTAAAGATGAATATCTACTGTTTCACCCTCGGAATCTTTCAGAGAAAATTCCGATGACAGTTCAAATTCAAGATAAGGGAAATGTTTCTTGAGAATCTTTTGAGCTTTGTTAAAATCTTTTTTAGTCATTTTAGGAAAGCAGAAAACTCAAACCCTTGGCATACTTACGGATCTGATTCTCCGTAGGATTATCTGCAAGGTTGTCAAGCATATCGTGGATTTTTACGATTCGAGCTACGTTGTTTGCTTTGACCTTGACCAGATAATCATCGTAAAATTCACCATACTTTTTGGTGAGAACCGTCACGGGTTCAACAATTTCTTGAATCAGTCCGCTACTATACAACGACTGAACATCGTTTTTACCATCAGAATCCTCGATCACATCATGCAACCATGCCGCAGATTGAACAATCAACGACATTTCCTGCATGTCAGTGTTTTCCAGATACTTAGCAACTCGCTTTGCTACCCTAGCAGGATGGACGATGTAAGGTTCGTCGCCGCCCCTACGAAACTGATTGGTGTGAGCTATGGAGGCAACCTTCTTAGCCAAAACCAACTGCTCCTCATAAACTTCTTCGTCGTATAACATAATTAAGTAAAGTCTATCAAGTTTTTATTGATTGTCAACCACTTCTTTATTTATCATGTATTTAAGATGATTTAACGAGGAAGTCAACTTAATTCTCCCGCTGCCAACCGTGGTCTTTCTTGGCGTCGTCGTTCCAATAGAGAACGCCGTCTTTAATATCCCAAATAATCAAAAGAGAATCACCATTATTTTGCTGAATTACCAATAAATTTCGGCCCAAAATCCCGTAATAGCTCACCGAGTCATCAATGAGCTTGCGGCAACGATTCGCGGCCCATTGGGGCATCGCGGTCAAAGGGTGGGTGGTCGAAACATACTCTTCGCTATTTGTCAAAAAGATGTTCCGCAGGATTTCACCCGCCAAGTTCACCGGCAAGTGCGTGGTGTTAGTAATCATTGTGGGAACAGTATAGATCAGTTTTTATAGAAAGTCAAGCTTCATCTGTTTTCATTTACCGAGGTTTAAGCTCAAATTCCTTACCATCAATTACAATTGTCCTATTTACCATGTTTTTGCTATGTGCTTCAAAATAATTAACCGAAACTAGATTTGTATCGCTGAAAAAGTAAATATAATGAATAGAAGTATTATACGGCCCAAAAACATACCGAGATTGATATAGTTTCCGACCATGAATTTCGCCTATATAAGTAGGATTTTGAAAACTGTTTTTGGTTAATTGCATTTGTTCTACGGGTGAAGGCCCGCCGCAACCAGTCCCCAAAAATCCCAAGGCACAAAGAAAGACAAGAGTAAGTTTCTTTTTCATAGAGTTTTTCGGAAATTTAATTTTCTGAGGATGAAACGTATTCTTTAAGTTCAATCCCAAGGAGTTCAGCCGCCTCCGCGAGATTGTCACGAAGAGCCTCGAACCCTGAATCACTTCTATCCCAATCGTCGCACAACGCCATTTCGCAATCATCGTGACCGCATTGAAGAATATATTTCAAACGATTAAGCTTTTGTTTAGATATGTTCATTTTTACTTTGAAGATACTATCAATCTATTTTCTTTCTGTCAATAGATTCTTTTTCCGCTTCATCTCTTTGAGCTTTCCAAGTGGGAATTCCATATTCCTCCACGACTATGCTATTTCCTGTATTTAGCCACTTTTTATAGATCAATTTCCCATTATGAAAAACAAATAATTGATTATCTTTTATTTCTTTTGTTATCATTTATAAGTGGTGCTGCCGGTAGGAGTTGAACCTACAACATCAGAGGTAGAAGCTCTGCACTCTATCCAATTGAAGTTACGGCAGCGTGATTATTTAGGGGGAGGTGGCTCGAAAAAACTCCAAATCGAACCACCCCCCCATCAGTTATGGCGTCATCCGCTCTATCTCCTTCAAAAGGTCATTGCCGTGCGAAGTTAGACGCCGCCCACCGACTTCGATTGAAATCAGATTGCGTTTCAGCAAATAAGACTCAACATCCTTTTGAATACTCGTGCGCGTCATACCAGTGATTGCTGCGACAGCGGTTAGCGTGCATTGCATACGATCTCGCAGAACGCGCAGAAGAATAAGTTCGTTCTCATTGATGCCGAGAGGCATAATACCAAGGCTTTTGCTCAAAAGCAACCAATCATTCGATGAAAAGCTTTTCTTGTCACCAAGATAGTTCTTGATATTCGCGGCCAGCTTCGTAGCCTGACGAGCATTTCCACGCAGGGTAGAGGCGATCATCGGCAAAAGCCCAGCCTCATAGGTTACGTCGCTCGTGCAGGATTGTAGAATCTCTGCCAGTTCATTCACAGTATAGTCTTGCAAATCAATTCTGGTGAGCCGATCAACCAGAGCATGAAAGACCTTGTGAGGCTCGCTCGTAGCGAAGATGAAAGTCTGCTTACGAAAATCAAAGTCAACCGTATATTCTCCATAGCTGAAGCTCGTAAGATTGTTGGGATTGGGATTCAAGATCGTGAGCAACGCCATCGTAACGTCTCGTGGCAGTTCGCTCGCCTCATCAAAGATAAAGGTCACATCCTTGTCCGCAACGTGCGGAATGATAATGTCGTTGAAAAATCCCTTTACGCTCTTGATGCTGGAGCAATTGACCAATCGCGCACTCTTTTCCTGATTGATATTCTGCAAGCCTTTCGCGTAAATGGTCGCGAAGTGAGTCTTTCCAACTCCCTTGGGTGCGATAAAGAGGAGGTGGGGGGAAATTCCGCCAGACTTGTAACAGTTTGCGAAAAATTCCAGTTTGGTTTTGGCGGCTTTCTGCCCGATGGTTTTAGTGTCAAACATATAGCCCTATTATTATGATTCTTTTGAGCTTGTCAAGTTTAGAGGGCTTGAACCGAGATTCGCTCTTCCGGCTGCTCGTTTTCCAGAATAGGATTTTCGCCGGAAGACGGTTCGTGGTTTCCTTGAATTAGCAAGCTGATCGCATCGTGAAACTTCTTGCTAACATAAACTTCAGCGTTTGGCTTGAGAATGCGATTGAGCGTGTCGAGCCGAATGGCAACTGAACCGAGTGATCCTTTTGTTCTCATTTTTTTTACTTTCTAATGTAATGTTGAATACAAGAAGATATTACTTTAGATTTTATCTCTTGTCAAATTTATTTTTAGATGATCCAAAACTCATAATGAGTATAGCAATCTTTTGCCGACAAGACGATTACATTATTAATTTTCTCATATTGAGAAAGGATTGTATCTTTCGGAACTGTTACCATGCGCCTTTTATGCATAATATATTTATGAAATTATTGGTTGGCCCGGAGGGACTTGAACCCACGACCAAGCGATTATGAGTCGCCTGCTCTAACCAACTGAGCTACGGGCCAATTAACTAATGAAACTTTATTCTATTATTTGAAGATTGTCAAGCTTCAATTTTGCTCAATCTATCCTTAACTTTCTTTTCCAAATCCATTGCGGATTGGCAGTAAGGATCACTAGCAATCTCGGCGTAAGAAACTTCATCTAATTTGTCCATTTCTTCCTGCAAGATTTTCTTGTGGGTGGGCCAATAGTTGGGGTGATCAATTTTCATTTTTCTTTTTCGGCGTGAGCGCAAACATCATGCGCGAATTCACATACTACTCTGTCATTGTGATATTGTCCAGTATTATTTTTAATTATTTCTTTCTTCCATAGTGGCAGTTTTTCATACAACTCCTCATAAGAGAATTTGTATCTTACTGCAATCTCAAGAATTTTAGACTCTTGTTCGGATCTTTTTTTCATTATTTATGATTATATTACACAATTTTGAGCTGTCAAGTGTAAACTTATATTATAGATTCTCGTGAAGGGAAAAATAAAAATAAAAATAAGAGATTTAAGTAAGGAAAAATGTGTTGGCCTTGCTTGGATGGAGGATAATCTTATTGAAATTGACCCCAAGCAAACTGAAAAAGAATTTCTTCTTACTGCTATTCATGAAGTATTTCATTTATTATTTCCCAAATTTGGCGAGAAAAAAGTTATTTCTTTGGAAAAAAAAATGGGTGATGCGCTTTGGCGTCTAGGATATAGAAGAAAAAAGAATTAATTGACTCGCCCCCAGACTTGCTTTCCGACTTGCCGCTCGACTTGCAGCCAGACTTGCCAATAGACTTGCCGCCCGACTTGCCCCCAGACTTGCCGCTCGACTTGCGCCCCGACTTGCGGCCAGACTTGCCACCAGACTTGCCGCCCGACTTGCTGCCGGACTTGCTGCCGGACTTGCTGCCGGACTTGCTCGCAGACTTGCCAATAAATTTTCTTAGTTAAGCTTTTCATAAACTTGCCGCCAGACTTGATCCCTGACTTGCCGCTCGACTTGCCCCCCGACTTGCCCCCGGACTTGCAGATAGACTTGCCCATAGACTTGCCGCCCGACTTGCAGATAGACTTGCCGCCAGACTTGCCAATAAATTTTCTTAGTAAAGCTTTTCATAGATTTACTCCTCGACTTGCTGCCCGACTTGCAACCTAACTTGCCCATAGACTTGCCCCCCGACTTGCCCCCCGACTTGCCCCCCGACTTGCCCCCTGACTTGCTCATCGACTTGCCAATAGACTTGCTCATCGACTTGCCGCTCGACTTGCTGCCCGACTTGCCCCCAGACTTGCCAATAAATTTTCTTAGTTAAGCTTTTCATACTAGCATATCATATTTAACGCAAAGTCTTTCATCTTTAGCTCCACATCATAGTCTGCTGCATTTTTGCAGCTATTTGAAAAGAAGCTTAAACTATTCTGCGGATAATCTCTGTGAGCGCGCTTATTATCCTCCCGACCCTCGGAATAGTGAAAAAGTGGTTTAAAACTTCTCCAAGAATTTGAAAAAACTCTGAAATTAAGATCAGCATCGTTACTAGGATTAACTTTATCATGCAAATTGTCATAAGTCAATGGAAAAAATTCAGAATAATGCTCATTGAGAGTCTTGCAATTCCAGCGGCCTTTATCATTATTTTCCAATACTAATCTATTTTTTACGCTATCAGATAGTAGATTTAAAGATTTTATTATTCTATTTTTATGCTCAGAAAAGTTAATATGCTCATTTTTGAGATGTATATTTATGGGATTAGAATAATCTTTGGGAAGATTCAAGGCGTCGTGAAGAAAGCCGTGAAGCTCCAGATCGCGCACGCTGCGATAAATCGCGCTCTCATTGTCGCTATCAAGCGTGGTATATTCGCCGGGGTGACTGCTCAGGCGAATATTATTATTTCGCGAAATCTCGCCAGAAGATCGCAAAATTTCCATTATTTGCGAATAATCTTTTAAATCTTCTATATTAATATTAGCTTCTTGAAATGAAATTAGTGGAAAAAGACTAGAAGATAATCTATATCCCCAATTATTTTGAACGCAATATTCTATTGTTTTTTTTGTTACTTTAACATTATTTAAGATTCTTTCGCTCAAAATTCGAGTTCCCTCTTCTCGACCAAGCTGTTGAAATCTTTTCCAAGTAATTGTTTGAAAAGAATATCCAGCTTCTTTCAAAGATAAACTAATACAGCACAAATTCAGCATATTTTGATATTAGCTAGTGTTTGGAAGAAATCAAGTGAATTTTTTATTCCTCCAATTTGGAGTTGTTGCGTGGCAATTGCAGCATAGTAAATTTAAATTTTCTAATTCGTTGTTTGTTCTATCGCCGTCTTTATGATGAACTTCTAATACTATACTTTGATTTTGCCATTCTGTCAGCTTACAAAGCTCGCATTTATGCCCTCTTTCTTTTATTAAATGCTTTTTTAGACTATTAGTTTTAGTATATTTAGACCAATCTTTGAGTTTCTGGCCCCTATTCCAAGCTTGACCTGTCCAATGTTTTGTGTCTACATTTAGTCTCTGGAGTATTCTTTTTATACTTGAATAATTACCTCCAGCCGCCTTTAATCCCAATTCTTTTAAAAGACCAGATATGCTTTTTACATTTTTAGCTTTTTCTACTACATCTTGGTCAGTATATTCTCTATATTTTCTCATATAGATATATTACACTAAAAATAGGAAAAGGTATAGAGTGTATTTACTGTTTGTATTCCTTTTCAATTTAAAAATGGTAGCAGCGACGGGGGTCGAACCCGTAAGACTTTTTAAGGTCATCAAATTTTAAGTCTGCAATTGTTAATCAACAAGTTACCCTGTTGTTCGGACTATACCTTCATCCTATTTCTAGGAGCCTACCGTCTAGTCTCTACATCTTCCCCCCCTATTTCGGGGGGGCTTGACTCGGTATTGTCCTTTCTCAAGGATGTTCACCGACTTTGATAGGGAATTTTCCGAAGGGATCTCTCCCAACGCACACCTGACTTACGTTAATGTGTTTGCCAATTTCACCACGCTGCCATTATTAAAAGAACAACCAACTGCTACAATATATCCCCTTATTTGAAGCTTGTCAACCCTTATTTCGCCCCTTTTTATAAAAATTTCAAAAAACAAAAAACATCAAAATCATTGGCTTTTATTCGAATTTTACTAGGGTAAAATAGTTTTTTTTGCTTCTATTCTTATTGGCACGAATTGTGGTGTCTTTCTACTCTTTTATAATCTTATCTTAGGAGACTAGAAAAGATTAAAAACTGTTGATTTTATTGGGGTTTTTGATTAAAATTAATTTAATGTATTTTTAGAGAAAAATATCGCGGAGTCCCATCTCCATTATATTATCATATATTATTCTGCTATTCTATTCCCTTCTCTTTCTCTATTATTCTGCTATATTTGGGCTATATATTTTTCGCATTGAAAACGGGTTAAAATCAGGGCATAATAAATAACAAAATCATGGGATTTTGCTAATGATTATGCAGTTTTTTGATGCGTTTATCCGATAAGGAATCGATGGATTTTTACCGAGGTTTTTAGGCTTTTTTGGAGGCCCAAAATCAACATCAAATCCATACATTTTTCTTAATATTTTTTGGTCATTTCCACTCTTAAAGAAGAACGCATATAATAACAGAATAAATAATACAAAAACCATTAATTTTATAATATGTCATAAAGAAAAGAAGCTAAAAGAAGGTATATTACAACATATCAGGCTCCTTTTAAGTTATATGGGCGGCTTTAAAATTAAAAGAAAGCTATTTTAATCTTCTTCCTCCGAGTGTTCTTCTTGCGAGACGGTGATAAATTCCTCCGTTTCGCCCGACTCAAATAAGGAAATAAGTTCTTCTATCGAAAGACTAATAGCTTCTTCTTCATCAGCGGCCTTTACTTTTTGTGAGAAATTAATTTTTACTTTGAAAGATTTCATTTTTTTAGAAGGGGGAAGGAGAAGCTCTGCGATCAGGCTCTCCCTCCCCCATGAGGTTTTATCCCACCTTAAACATCCTACCCTTGGCGTCTTTTGTCAAGATGAGATGTTAGTTTGTTACATTTTATTCAAGCGGCCATTACAAATCTCAACGCCCCGTTTCTTGTCGTAATTATCGTTAAAACTACAAACTGCTTCCGTAGAATCGGACAGATCAGTATTGGTCATAACGGTAACGCCTCCCCTTGGAAAAATATCAGAGCTATCAATAGTATAAGAAGGATAACAGTTTACCTTCATGGTTTCCTTTAGGAATTTATCCGCAGGAAGATTGTAGTTTTTTGCAATTTTGTAGTATTTTGAGACTTCGCTCGACTTGTAACGATAGTGGACGATTTGTTTCATATTTTTCATTTATATTGTCTTTGTTTGTGAAGTTATTTAACTATTAGGGGTGCCTTTCATCAGTTTTCCCTCCGCTGGCATTCTCCAGAGCCTTTTCGCTCATTGTCATAGCGATCAGCAGTTGCCAATCCAAACATTTCAGGCGTAGCCTTACTGTTTTTTACTATGGTTGTAGCCAGTGATAGTTTCCAATAGTTAAAAAATTATTTTTCTTTTTTATTAAAGAATGAAATTAAGCTCTGAGTCTTCATTCCCCATGCGAAAAATCCGAATGGAATAGTAATCGGAGCTAAAAGAAAATACCATTTAATTACCGCAAATATAATATACAAAAAGAGTGGTATTACAGTAAATACAATCCAAGGATTGTTTAGCATTTGCTGATCCTTTTCAATATTCAGCAGGATAATTTCCAAATATTTTACTAAAATTTCATTCATAATTACTGACAAAGTATTGGGTGGTAGCCATACATGGGCAATTCATTAAAATTTATAAAAATTTCGCTATAATAGTCAGGTTCGATTAGCCAAATTCCGTTTTTGCAAACTTTGATTATTTCGCACTGCTTGCCGTTAATTTTCATGTTATTTAAGCATCCCATGATTCATAGTCCCGATCATTTTTTTGATCATTAAAACATTCTTCGCAGACTATAGCTCCGTCTTTGGTTTTGTAAAGTTGATCTTTTTTGCTGTTACTTTCGACCAAAAAGCCGCATTCATCGCAATTGTAATCTTCTTTAAGTTTTACTCGCATATTAATTTTCAGAAACGTCTTGATATGCTTTGTCTCGATCAATTATATCAAGAGTTTCCTGCAAACTGATGACCGCAGATTCTAGTTCATTCAAAAATTCTTCTTGATTATCCTCATCATAAAATTCGTGGAGGTTCTTCAATTCGTCTATTTTATCAATAATGTTTTGAACTTTTAGGTTGTAGGCGTTCATAGTTTTCGTATTGTGCGGCTGTATTTGGTTTGTGTCAAGAAAAAGCGGGGGATTTACGCCCCCCGCTAATGAATTTTTACTTGCAAAACTTTCCAGAACTATCTCGTTTCGAGTGAAGTTTGCCCAAGGCGGCTTTATATCCATTAGAATAAGCTTTCGCAATAGCATCTTCTTCATCCATGATGGACAAATCTTCGTGCGAAGCCTGCTCTTCGTCTTGATCGCCATACTGATCGTTATAGCATTCTTGTAGAGGCTTGCGCTCCTCAAGTTCGCTTACAACCTCATAACGACAAGTGCGAAGCTTTTGACAATCGCAGTCGTGAGGAACGCTTACAACGTCAGCAGGATCGATTTTAACAAGCATTAGCCGACCATTGTTTCCGCAATAGTTATCAGCATACTCATAGCTGCCAGCATGAAATCCGACAGAGCAACCAACATTCGCGTCATCATCGACCTTGTTGCGCGTCATTTCAAGGATTTGACCAATACTATTGTTAAACTTTCCACTCCACTTATCCTTATAGTCAATAGAAATACCTTTGTAGGCAAGGAAACATCCATCTGGAGTAATTGGCATATTCTTATGCTCCAAGAACCGATAAAGCTCGCTAACCGCACGTCGAGAAGGATTCGCCTGCAAACGATCAAAGAACTTGAGAAGAGGTTTATATGGCTTTTGCTCGCGCATAAAAGCAATTGCGCGATCTATACAGTAATTGTTAATCTGCTCACCCTTGTAATAGGGGATTCCATCTTTAACAACAATATTGCCGTCACTCAAATTTTCGATTGCCGCGCCAATGTCAAATAAATTTTTAATATCGTTTTCAGTTGAGTTTTCGTTATTCAACGCCTTCATAACCGCGCTGAAATTAGGGTGATCTTGATTCATTGAATGAGCTTTGCCTTCAAGAATCACGGTGATCGACTTATCAGTTATAATGTATGGAGTGTTCATAGACTTGTTTGACTGTGTATTATACTACTTGAGATTTTTGTTTTCGTCAACTAAAAATCGACTTGCCGATAGACTTGCTGCCAGACTTGCTGCCCGACTTGCTGCCTGACTTGCCAATAGACTTGCCCCCTGACTTGCCGCCAGACTTGCCGCTCGACTTTCCTCCAGACTTGCATATAGACTTGCTCATA